AGCTCTGAATGTTGGTACTCCTGCAGTTCCATTAGGTGCTGCTAGAATATGATTAGCAGTCTTTGAAGCATAAGGATTTAAAGTATCTCCATAAGCTGATGCAAGGCTGATAACAGGAGTACTAGTTCCTGTAGCTACTACAGGTGCTGTTGCTGTGAGTGATGCTACACCTGGAGTCACTACTAAGTTACCACTGCCTAGAACAGAGCTACCATTAATGGTCTTAATGTTTGTACCACTAACTAAGGTGTCCTGCTTTGAAGCTAAGATGTTAGCACCTGTCACTGACTTTGTCACATAGCCACCTGCACCATTACTCTCACTAATTTCTACTAAGTCAGTAGCTGCTATAGGTGTACCTTTTGCGGTTAATTGACTAATCTTTTTATCTGCCATAATTTATTGTATTACTCTGTTTTCTAAGTCTTCTGTTATTCTTTGATCACTAATCTCAGTTACTCTGTTGTCAGTTGCTGGAGGACCTCCCCCTGCAACCAATAGCCATGCCTCTAGCCAATTAGCATTGATTGTAACTGTACCTCCTAACTCTAAGACTATATTCATAAGATGGTCATCTGATGTACCAGGATCTCCACCTACTATAGATAGTATCTCTCCTATTAAATCTTTAGAGTTAGATACATCTATACCATAATGATTGGCTATAGCAAATATGTAAGATTCATTCAATGGGGGATAAGTCCCTACTGAATATGCTGTAGCAATGTCTCTAAGTATATCATTACTCATAACTATATTACATTAAGATAGCTTTTTGTTTAGAACGCATAGTATGAGTCATCGGTATAATACTCCTGTCTGATGTAAGTGGTAGCATATCGGATAGCATCCATAGCATCATCATATAATTTAACAGGTTCATCCATGATTTGGTCACCAATTTTCTTCCACTTATAGTTCTCATACTCTTTCATTATCTGCTTATCCTCCTGACAAAATACTCCGAAGGTCTTGATGTTATCTATGCCTTTCTTAACTACCTTGTTAGCATTATGCACATCATACCCTGCAGTATTCATCTCTGCTATTATCTCAGGTCTTGAGTAGTCTGCCATGATTTCTATATTCTTATCCACATTCAATGCATCCATCTTCTCTATCAGCTGAGTAGTGGTGAGGTAGCTCTCATAGATAACCTTCTCAATGAAGATATCATTGTCACAGTAGTAAACTCTGACTAGAGCTGTGGGGTGATTGTATCCAAAGTCTAAGCCATAGACATACTTAACGAACTTAATTGGTCTATGAGCTATGAATGTCCAATTAGAATAGATGTTACTCTTAGAGATAGCTTTCTCACCTAGAGCATATATCTGATACATTGCCTCATCAGTTCTCTTCAAATCCTCTATCTGCTTTTTAATGCTATCAGGTAGGAATGGATTATCTCTATAGGTAGACTTGATTAGGATGCTCTCCTCAGTTGGTAGGTCATATAGCCAGGAGGATGACTCAGAGGGATTGTAGTCAAAGATTAGCTTGTCCTCTGTTCTCATATTTATTTGAGTATAGTCATCATAGAATAACTCATTGGCTTCATTCATCCAAGCTACATCCCTTTTTCTACCTCTTATTTTCTGCTCATTATCTACTGAGAAGAACTCCACTATTGAGCCATTAGGGAATTGGTAGATATGCTCTGACTTGTTATGATTACTTATCTCATAGATGTCCATGCTCTTCATGATCTCTAGAAAGTCTCTCATGACTGTAGCTCTCAGTGCAGGGAATGTCTTACGAATGATTGATACTACCTTGTTCTTATTCTGATAGCAGTAGACTATTAGCATCTGACAAAGGCTGTAGGTCTTAGATGACCTTGAGCCACCCTCATTGATAATGAATCTTAGTGCAGGATCAGTGAGAGCTGCATAGTTCTTTTGAAATATAACGGTACTATCTATCTCCATTGGCATAAGCATAAGCATAGGCTAGCATCTCCATCTGCCTACTATCACTGATAATTGCTATCCTGTTTATTTTTACAGGCACTCCTTTCTTAGAATAGATGTAAGCCTCAACAGCTTGGCACATCATTTCAATCCTTTGCACTAGTAATGATGTTCACTTTGATTTCAGAGATGTCCTTACCATTGGTAGTGATGTCCGATTTCTCAGTTAGATTGTTTAGTCGTTGAGTAATGGATGGATTGTATTGACCAACCATACCACCCTGTATTTGATCGTTTCTGATTTCTCTCTTTATGTACGAACAGACAGTCCTATACTCAGAATATCTATTATCAGTGTTATCAAAATAATGATGACAATCTGAGTAATTCTTATAGCAAAATATCTCAAATCCCTCATTAGTTAAAGGTACTCTCAAAGGCTCTGCCACCATCTCTGCAGTCTTTTGTGATAGCACCCATTTATGTCTAGGATTGTCTAGAGTATAAGTTCTATACTCCTCAAATATCTCCATCAGCTTCTCAGGAGTCTCTATTAGTTTTGTTCTACCCATTTCCTTGTCTATTGTATTGCTTAGTATAATTCTTACTTGATTTCAACTTAGAGCTCTTACTCTTAGCATGAACACCTGGTCTCTTCACCTTAGGCTTTCTAGCGAATGATATGCTACTCTGCTTCTGTGCCATCCTCCTCAGTTACTTCAGGCTCAGGTATTGGTCCTTTGACTGCTTTATACTTCACTACTTTAGGCTCAGATACTGTAGGCTCTTCAAACATATAGCCTAGACCTATAGATACAAAGTAATCATATCTATTAGCATCTAAAGTAATCCTATTACCTTTGTGGGAGATCTTAGCTCCAATAAATTCATCTTTAATTTTCATCTCTTAGGTTTTTTAAATCGTTTTTAATCTCTTGTATCCAATAATGAGCAGATGTAACAGGTATTCTGAAATATTCTGCCATTGCTCTAGCTGTACTGTATCCCTTATCAAAATAACATTGAAACACTATCAGCTTAATCCTATCTGTAATCCTACCTCTATATGTCTCAATCACTGCCATGTTGTTCTGATACTGCATATCATCTCGTATCTTATCGTATAAATCCGTATCATCATCCATCACTATCGGCATAGTACTATCTGTAGCTGTCACTCTCTCTTGCCTATTAGTTAGTGATGTAGACCATAGAATCTGCATCTTAATAGTATTTAATAGATATGCTTTCACCTTACCGGGATCAGTCACCTCTATATCTATATTACATAAATAAATAAAAGAGTTATTTATTACAGCATCAGCTGAAATAGTAGACTTCATTCTTACTAGAAAATAGTTAGTGTATTTCCTTATCTCTTTGTAGTGAGCTGATATGTAGTTGTCAAGTATAGGTCTCATACCATTGCTTGAAATCCTTAAGCCATATCTTCCTCCTTACTCCACCACAAAAGCATTCTTTCTCATAACTAACTAGCCTATCTTTAATAGCTTTGAGTTTTAATAGATGAATCTTATAGGATTGCTCTTTCTCAGGTAGACTGAACACCTGTTGTATTATTACTTGCTCAGCTTCTGTAAACATTCCTGTAATATAAACGACAATAGAGCCACAATAGTTGCCTGAGCAAAAGACCAGGTGCATAATAATGTTAGCCAAAAAGATACGCATTTGATACAGGTAGCAGAGGAATGCAGATACATTGCTAGAATGCTAGGTTTGAATTTGCTATAGATTGAATCAATCAGTAGCTGTAATGGCTCAAAGTTTACTAGAAACCATGATATTGCAATGTAGGTTAGTATTATCATCTGCCAAAAATAACAAAGGCAGCCATAAGACTGCCATAAAGTTATTGATTATTTAGATAATTTTTCCACCATTTGAGATAGAACTGCTCATTGACAGCCTTACCATTAGTGAATCTCCAAATGGAGCAGTAAGAGACACCGATATCCTCAGCATAATGACTGAGCTTGTATCTATTGGTGAGCTTAGACTTGGTCTCTTCAATCATAAAGTCCTTTAAGCTCTGCCCCTTAGAAAGGGAGATCATCAACTGTTGGAGCAGGAACATAAGCAGGAGCTACTGCAGCTGCAGTTAATAGATCTATCTTCCATAACTCTAATGAGTTGAAATGTTTATCCTGCCACTCTCTACCTCTCAGATTGAATGATGCCTCCACCTCTTCACCTACTTTGTAGCCATCTAGTAGAGCTGTTTTATCTCCTGTAGCTTGCAAGGTGATGTATTGAGGATATTTACCATCCTCTACTGTTATTACTAGCTCTCTCTTAGAGAACTTCTCAGTCACCTGTACGGTATCACCTATCACTTTGATAAGTCCTTTTACTTTGTAATCATTCATATTATAGTTATTAATTTATATACTCCTATTATTATCAATCCATACACTACTAGTGCTAGGATCATTGCTAGTGTTTTCTCTTTCATACTACCTGCTCAGGGAACGGATTGTCTAATCTCATTTTTGCTACTTCAATCTCTGCTCTTATTGTTAGAGCTTTTGCATACTCATCAGCCATAAGAGCTACAGTTGAGTGAGGATGTACATACTCAGCTTGATAGCCATTTCCGATTGCTGATAGCAGTCCTTGCATTGCTGCAATCATTGCTTGTTGGTAAAATTCTTTTTCTGTCATTTTATTTATTATTTAATTGATTAATATACTTAACATAGTACTCAGTGCAGTGATGCAACCGTACCTTTATCTCCTCCTCAAGTTCCAGGTCTCTACTGAAGAGTAGAGTAGTGATTCTCTTCTCAGGAGCTATGTGATCTACCTGATGCAGTGATAAGTTCTCCCATTCATTCAGTAGAGATGGATGAGTAGAGACCATGCAATAGACTAAACTAGCATAGCTCTTATCATATAACATCATGTAAGCTCTTAGCTGCCACTCATAATCTTTATTTATACCCTCTTCTGAGGTAGCAGGGAAGGTCTCTAATGACCATGATGTCTTGATGTCTACTATTTGGTCATCTAGTACTATATCAGCCTCTCCTGTGAGCCATTCGTTGTTTAGTCTCTCAGTGTTTTTAGAGTAGTTGCTAAAGTGTACAGTATTGAGTAGAGCTATAGAATCATTCTCCTGTAGCTTACCCTTATTAATATACTTATTATTCAGCTCTACATTGTAACCGTAGAAATCCTGCTTAGCTACTGCTCTAATGTAGCTCTTAGTAGTTTCAGATAGCACCTCAGACTTAGTCCGAGATGCTGTCATTAGTTTGCCTAGTGATGATGGATGCCATTTCATAATAACATAAGTGCTTTATTCTGTAAATCTGTAAGCTCAAAGGTCTCTCTTAGCTTAGGGATAGTAAACTTACCATCTTGAATAGATACTAATGCCTCCTCAAATCTCTCCTTAGATAGTCCAGGCTTAGCAGCCTTAACAGGTACACTAGCTAGATTTGCATCGTCATCTACTGACTGTAGGCATAAGATACTGCTCAGAGTATACCTACGGTAGTAAGTCACAGCAGATCCGACTTGCTGAGGATTCAATCCTGCAGGTAATTCCATACATGACTCTATAGACTCATTAGAATCTATACAGATTATCTGAGTGCATACACTATTACCTTGAATAGGCTGTAATAATAGTAGACCATTCTCTAATAAGATTGGCTCTACTGCCTCAGTGATTGCATTGATGTCAGAGTATGACTTTTTAAAGTGGGGATTAGTAGCATTCTTAGCTACTTTGCCGATTGACTGCTTAGCCTTGTGTAGCTTTTGATGCAGAGTTAGTACAGGTGCTGATACTACAGCTTTTGTTTTTGTTTCCATAATATAGATTTAAATTTCAGTAAAGATAATCAATTATTTTATATCTGCAAGGAAATTACAATAAAATATCATAAATTCATCAAAAGTTCTTGCAATAAAGTATGTACCTCCTGCAGCTTCTATGCTTTCCTGATACCTCTTCTGCACCTCTGACTGCCGATCCTTTCCGTATTTTATCTCTATCTTCACTGATCTACCTCTAATGGTAGCAGAAATATCTGCAGATCCTTTTGTACCTGTGCTAGGAGTATAAGTGCCTTTCAGCTGTCTAGTATTCTCACCTACCTGTATCTTCTTACCCTCTCTATATACTCCCATTGTATTGATTCTCTCAGCTTGAAAGCCTGAATAGGTTAGAAAGTGAATGATACATTTAGTAAGAGCATTGGCTGAGTTATCATTCCAATCTGATGCCGTAATGTAGGGCATGGTAGGGTGCTTAAGTGTGAGGTAGTTAATCTCTAAGGCTTTGAGTAGTGTTTTGTTTTCTTTGTTCATTAGAATCAATATGTTACATCACTTTTTAACTCATCTAATATAAATTGTAATGACTCTACAAATGTTTGTCTTTCAGTTGATCCCTTAAAAGTTATACTAAATTGCTCACCACAAAAATCTACACCATTTACTTCCATAGATGTACCTGATAAATCAGTAAATGTTACTGTAACATATCCTCCATGCCCTGCATCTCCACCTTGAAATCCATTATGTTCTACTGTTGTTTCTAAGATATTCATTGATGTAAATACCTTTGTTGATTTTTTAATTACCACTCCATCATACTTGTTCATAATTGTTTGTTTTAAATTGTTCATATATTCATAGCTTTAATTGTTAATTCATCCCATATATCTAGCTCTTTTACCTCCGGTACAAATGACAATCTAGTACTGCCACCATTCCTATTGGTAGAGCAGATATATCCTTTGTATTCGCAGTACTTTTTAAAGTTAATTGTTATACTGTTCTGTGTTATGTAGTTCTTTTTATCAGGGAACGCATTGCAGAATGAATCGTACAGCTGCTCTTTTACTGAGTAGTAAGTATCCTCTTTTAGATCCTCAAAGAAATAATACATCTCACTGCTTATCTCATCTAGTATCTTTCTAAAGTTTAGATTGATAGTAGGCATCTCAATTAATCCTACATTAAGATATATCTGTATACATTCTTGACAATAATTGTCAAAGGCTGCCCATTGGTCATCATCCCAATCAACGAATAGCTCATGACCAAATAGATCTACAGGAGTAAATTTATCATTGAATGTCTTAGCCATCTCCACCTCATACTTTCTAGCATTGAAAGATGCACCATTGCCTGAGATAGTATAGTTAGTAGTAATGATAATCTTAGGGCTGTTAGTTACATCTAGTTTAATAGAATCCTTACCTTTGTATTCAATAGTAATACCCTCAGTAATAACACTGAATAAGCTCTCAAAGTTGAACTTCTTTTTAACATCATCAAATACTAATATCTGACAATCAGTAGATACATTTTGGTAAGGGAATTTATTTTGAAAGTCAAACAACTTACCATCTAAGCTCTGCACTTTCTTAAGATGTCCCATTGCATTCCAAAATAAGCCCTTTCCACTTCTACCATTAGGCACATCAGAGATAGCCTCATCATTAAAGATAATAGCTTTGTTATTACTCCTATCCTTATAGCTGTGCAGGAGGTATCCGATTACAGTCTGAAATGCTTTGTACTTACTTTTATCTTTACCTGCTATATTCCAAATGAAAGTTCTAAATTCTGACTTATGGTGATCTGTTTTCTTAAAGTCTCTATTGATGACCTGGTCTCTCCAAATAGATAGATCCATATCAGCATAAGATAGTACCTCTTTTTTATCTTTAGATACCTTTACTATGCAATTAGTATAGAATAGATATGCACTATCTTTGTCATCTTTCAATAGGCTTACATTCTTACTAGTCAATATCCCTAGAAATTCTCTCTTAAAGAACTTAAGATTACCACTCATTAGGTTATAAACTCCCTCAGGCTTATCATTAGATGTAATGTAATCTAATACAAAGTCTTTAACATCTTTCTCATATACCTCATTTAAAAATATACCCTCTTTCTTAATCATTTGAAATGTGCCATTTTTCTCAGGGGAATGCTTAAAGAAATCATTGTTATCTAGGAATGTTTTGAACTTAAAGTTGTTAAGATTGTAAGCTCCATTCTGAGTAGTAGACCAAAAGTCATCATCTACCATCTTAAACTTCTTTTTCAATGCCTCCTTAGCAGCATTCCAATCTCCATTATGCTTGACTAAAGTATAGATATTAAATGGTGAATAAGATTGCTTAGATTCAAATGGCTTTATAGCTCCTCCATCCTCACTAAATATATAAAACATATTATTTTGAAAGCCAAAAGTAGCTGAAAATCCATCTTTTATATCTTTATTAGGTCTAGTCCAATACTCTGAGCCATCCTTTCTCTTATTACAGAACTGCCATCCTATGCCCTTAAGCAGCTCCTTAGCCTCTTCTCCATTCTCAAGGTTATATTTACCATCAGGAGTAGTATCTTTCCAGGTCTCTGCCCATTTTCTATCAGATGTATCTTTGTGAGGTAGACTAATAGTGTGATGCTGATTGTAAGATGTGATTAAATCAAAGACATTATTAATATCATCATCAAAATAGCTCAGCTTTATGTACTCCTCCCCACCGATATGACTATATCCACTAGATGGATAGCAGGCACAGTACTGTCCATTGCCTCTCATCTCTACCATTGTAGCTCCTGTAGGATATTTAGCAAATACTCTACCATTAAACTTCTCTTTTGATCTAAAGTAAACATGATAGCCACCTCCTGCTGTAGTGTAACAGGATAGCATCCCATCTTTAATCAGCATCTTAATGGATGGCACATTAATAAAGTCATCAAATGTATCTTTAATAGGCTCACCATTATGGCAGTCAAAGTCAATGCAGTAAAATTCACTAACTAATCCACAGGCTATCCCTATTTTTTCAGCTTTTAAGAATCTACTATCTACATCTGTAATAGTTTCATATAAAAAATTATGACCTGCCTCAAGCATTGGAGCTTTGCTGTTCCAAAGTGGTAGAGGATTCAATCCCTCTGCTATTAATTCATGTGCTACATCTATTAGATTCATAATTTATATAAAAAAGAGAGTCCCCCTAAGCGAACAGCCAAGTTGATAGGGGGATTTATACTCTCTAAGATTAAAGTCTTTGTCATTTGGCTGTTCTAATTTTTACAAATGTAATAATAATTATTAATACTTTACAAAGTGTGCAATCTTTTTTTATCAACATACAACTTTGCACAGACTTTGCACACCCAAAAGTTAGCAGTACCAAGGCTTTGTGCAAAGTTGGTCTTTTTTTTTACTTTTTTTTTTCATCCTGGTCTTATAGTATATATAGGGTAGGGGCTTTTTCTCAAAACTTTGCACAAATCAATCTAAAATACTGATAATCAATTCTATTTTATGTGCAATCTTTTGTGCAAAGTTGTAAGGACCATTTTAACATTGCACAAAAAAAGCCCCGAAGGGCTTAAATTATTTCTGCTAGTTCTTTAGCTGTCATATATTCTTTAAATTTATTGACCTTATCATATTCCCAAGGCATCTGAATCCTCACATTTATGTAATTGAACTTTTCTAATGCTGATACTTTGTACTTATCCTCATAATCTAAATCATCTGCAGCTTGCACTAATGGCTGTATCTCATGGAGATATACTTTATCATGCATCCTAGACCATCTCCTGTGCATTCTGATACCATGTATAACAGTAGCATGATGTCTATTCATAAGCCTACCTATTTCAGAAAGTGAGAGCTTACACTTGTTCAGCCTGTACATTACATAGTATCTCTTATAGACATAGGCTCTATTCCTAGAGTTGGTAGCTAGTTTATACTTTATAATTTGTTCTTTTAAAAATTTTAGTTCTGTCATTGTTCTGAGTTTTTAAATGTTTCATTGTAGTATTGTTTATCTTTTGACTCTCCAGCTAAATAAGCACTTTCCATTTGCTCCTTTTCCATTTCTTTGGCTTGTTCAAATAAATCTTTAATTGAGATGTCCATATCTCGTTTTAACAATTCTTGTCTTAACCATTCTACTGCTGTCTGTTTCATTGCTCTGATTTAAAGGTTAAAATTTCTTTGTGTTGCATCTTCAATTAATTTTACTACACTATTGTAACCTTCTTCATAGCATTGCATCATCTGTTGCTTTTCAATATCCAAATACTTATGAAAGTGTTTCACAAATTCTCTACCCTCTACAGAATGCATATTGAATAGATGAGGCTGTAACTTCTCTAAGTCACTAAATACCTGCTGTACTGCTGTCATAATAATTTAGTTTGAGTTACTGACTTAAATAGATCCGATTGAGACTCCATTACACCGGTAGCATTAATGAAATCTATCTCTACCTTAGCAGATTGGATTAGAGTACCTGCAAGCTGAGATATTGCCTTAGCTTTATCCACCTCTACATTCACCTGGTCTGTTGTTAATGTTTCATCGCTCAATCTCTCGAGAGCCATAAAGATGTGATCTCTTAAATCACTTAGTTTGTTTTGTGCCATTGTTATTTATTTTATTTATTAGTTTACATTTTAATCTCATTACCTGTTGTAATTCTTTAGGCAATCTCTGTATGGTATTTCTAGCCATATTCTCCTTTTTAGTAATCATTAGCAGATTAGTAATATCATTATTTAGATAATTACCATCTTTATACACTACCACCATCCCCTTAGGAATTGGTCCATTATGCATCTCCCAAGTATATCTATTCAGCAGCTGCCACTTTGAATCTGCTAACTTAATATATTGGTACATTTTACCTCCTGTATCTTTCCTTTGATGGATAGTACCTATAGGCTGAGTATTCATAGGCTTATTACCTTTTTTAAACATTGTCTTTTCTACTTTCTCATACAAATCTTTGGACATTTTTTGTCCTTTGTTAGGAGGTGCTTGACCTTTTTGAAATTGAGTAGCTTTACCACCTAGATAACCTGGAGGGAATTGAGTAGACCTAAGATAAACAGGATCTTTCTTAATACCCATAGCAAAAGCTCTATTATAAACTGCTGACTCTGATAATCCTAAGTCATCTGCTATCTTCTTAGTAGGCTCAAATGGATACCTTTCTCTTATGATATCATTCATATCTCTTCAATTAGCATTATTAAATCATCATTCTTTTGTATAAGCTGCTTAACATGATCAGCATCATATGCCTCTATAATTCTAGTGACTAATTTTACAGGACCATTCCAATAGTCAAAGGTCTTGAATACTACTTTATATATCTTCATTGTCATTGTTTTTTATTGGCACATCTAAGCCATACATTAAATCAAACATTGCAAAATCTCTATTTGCATTCCTCTTACTACCCTCATAATTCTGAAAGTACCACTCTCTAAATTGTAGGTATTTTTGGTGAGTGTATTCACCATTAGCTATTTCATCCTGGACCTTAATAGCTAGCTGTGTGAACTCAGTCATTGGATTTATTATTTATGATTTGTAAATACCTGAGGTAAAGAGGCAGATTAAATCCACCTCTTATCTCTTCTGCTGTTCTCCTGCTAGTCCAAAACTTTATAATTGCGTTGAATGTCATAGCTTAGATTTAAGTAGGTTAAGATTTGCATCACTTAAAGGAAACTGAGACATATCTCCATCATCAGTCTCTGTAGCATCATAAGTAAATGGCTCAATAGTACCTGCTATGTATACATCACTATCATAGTCAGTAGTCCAATTAGAAATGTATTGATTGCCATTTTTGTATAGGTCTATAAAATTCATGATAATAAATTTAAAAGTGGAAATAAAAAAACGATTGATATCATAGCAGTAACTACTAACATTAATGCCTTAGCAAATGCTTTCTGCTCTTCTCCTACAGGAGTAAAATAATTAATTATTTTTTTCATTGATTTATTTTTTAAATTGGTTAAATAAATTCTCAATTTCCTGTAACTGCTCTTTGTTTAAAAATGTAGTTAAAGTTTGAATAATCAAATGCAGTTGGTTCGTGTTTAGTTTATCCTCCTGCTGTTGTACTTCTAAATAATCTAAGATTTCATTAAATGTTTTCATGTGTAAAAGTTTTAATTGTTAATAACTATACGCCAAAGATAGTATAAAGTTTTATAACTGCAATAAAAAAGAATAATTTATATTCATTCTAAATAAGGATAGGTCGCAAATTGCGACTGCAACCACTTAGCAGAAATACCGACAGGTTAAAACCTTAAAACCTTTGCTATTATTAGAGTTATAACCATTAAAAGTCCAATTTATTTCGTAAAAAACGGGACATAATCTAAAGTGTTACTTTGGAATTACATGATAAGTTACTTTGGAAATACATGATAATCGGAATTATGCCTATTATGTAAAGCATATCTAACAAAAGTATTGTTATTTGTAAACTTTATTTAGCATTATTTGGACAAAAAAAAAACAGCTGCGTGCTGGGGAGCTTACAACTGTTTTCTTTAACATGGAAACAAGTGCTAAATTAATGTTTATATTTGAATTTCAAAAATTCTGTGTAAGTTTTATTATTTATTTTAAAATGTTTTCTACAATCATTGCATAACATCCAATGATGGATAGTACCTCCTGCAGTCACTACCTGTTTATTATACCTTACATTATAGTTAGTACATTCAGGACAGCAGAACTTCTCATCTCCCTCCATTACAGCATAGTGAGTAGATGGAGTAGTGTAGGAATTAAGTTTATTGAATACAGCTTCTAGTACAGTGACATCCATTTTGCAATACTCTACCATCTTATCCATTGCTTTCTGATCTTTCTTAAATACTATATCTTTCCACAGGTCAAGTCCTCCTGTATCCATCTTTTGCCCTACTCCCAAATACTTAGCTATATAGTCTAGTTTATTTGAGTTAAAATTAAAGTATCTTTTAGCCCATTTAAGCGTGTCAATAGTCTTAGGTGAAGGCATAACATCAATACCATGTAATAAAGCTCTTGTACGCAACCATTTTAGGTCAAATCTATCCCCATTATGAGCCACAATTTCATCTGCCTGAGCCATAACTTTTAGGAATGCTTTAATCATTGCCTTATCAGATTGCTTTTTATCCCAAGTTAGGAACTGTACATCACCCTCTGACTCCCATTTATAGCAGATGCAGATAATAGCTCTCTCATGAATGATGTCACCTGGATTAATAGTGAGGTTATAGCCTGCCCTCCAGCAGACAGAAACATTGAATGAAGTTTCAATGTCGTAAAACAGTCTTTTTCTTACCATAAGTGGTGTAAACTTAGAACAAATATTTATCCCTCGCAAATTTAAAGAGATATGATAGCAGTAAGCCTATGCCTACCCCTACAAATAACAGGTTAAGATTGCCCCTATTTCTAGGTCTTGTAGCCTTAGCCTGTGCTTTCTCTACAATACGATCTTTGTAGATAGTTTTTATTTTAAGTTTAAACTCTCGCTTCAATTCTATTTTTGTCTTAGGCACATAGACTGATTTATACTTTATAATAGTATCCTTAGTAGTGATAAACTTTTCCCACACTATGCTATCATGAATGATAACAGGTATAGAATCTAAAGTTGTGATTCTTATAGTATCTCCTGTTTGCTCACAGCTATATCCTTTCTTAATTGCTTTATTAAGGTGGTATTGAGCAGAGCAGCTGCTGAGTAGTAGTATTATGGCTAAGTATCTCATCATTCTTTTATTTCAAAGTGCATCCAATCGTAGTTCTTTTCTCTACCCAAAGATATAAACCCATGCTTATAGAATATATCTATCATTGCCTTATACTCAGGTCTTGCAAATCTTGCAGTTTTTGATGATTCTTTGAGAAGATTTCTAGCAGGATCTAAGTCAATTGCTATCCCCCATGAGTGCATGGATAGTGCTGTACCTCCCCTCATCTTTCTATAGTTGAAACATCCACCGAATAAATCAATCCCTAACTCCTTAATCTTATCATATCCATAGGTAGCTAAAAGCTCATTGAATACAGCAGAAAAATTATCTGCTACTAACTTATGGCACATCATAGAATTGACAGTGCTGTCTAAGTCCCAAGCTATTCTCATTGGATAAGGTAACTTAATCTTTACTAAATATCCTGCACCTGTTACATTAGCAGTACCATACTTAGATGTAAGTTCCCATCTAGTCATTTCAGTTTGTTTAGGTCCTCTTTAACTTCCTTAGCTCTAGCAAATAATAACTTCATTGACTGCCATAGGTCTATGCCTTTGACTATCTTATAATTCTCATTAATAGACATCACCTCTATACTAGATAATACTAATGCTACAATTTTAGTGAGCATAAATGGTACACTGAAAAAAGTAAGAATGATATCATTTAGTATGAATTGGTCTATCAAAAAGAACATTATCACAGTAACTTCATAAAGTGCTAACTTGCTAATGATAGATGAGAGCTTTCTGCTAGTTATTTTCTCTCCTAACTTTTTAGCTTTCCATATACCTGTGATAGTATCAATACATATTAATACTCCTATCATTAACAGGATGCCACTTATTGGTAAAAAGAATGCAAAGCATATAGATATAAGTGTCAAAAGTTGTGATTGAATTGATATTAGTAATAGTGATAGTTGTGCTTTCATTCGTATTCCTCCCCCTCTTCATCTTCACGCTTTTCTTGTTGTAATGCTAGAATAAAACTTAGATATCCTATTATACTAGCTCCCATTAGCTTAAGATATATAGCAGGCTCAAATACTAATGATATGCCTGTTAAGTATCCTAAACTGAATACTATTATAGATAAGACTCCTGAGTGCTTCATATTATTAAGATTGAATTATTATAGCCATTGTTACCTGCACCTCCACATAGACCATTACATTCTAGTAAGCCATTAGATAAACAGCTACATCCATCAATCATAGGTCTAAGGTCAGTATCTCGGTTAGTAGTACCTGTGAATATTGGATACAAAGCTCTGTTTTTAAGTAGGTATCTTATCAATCTTTGCTCAAAGAATGCAGCCTTTTGTGCATAGTGTTCCATACTGAATGCTATAGTACCTCTATCTACAGATGAGCTGTTATCTCCGAACTGAGTCTGCAATCCTTTATTCTTTAGCTGTAATGATAGACCAAATACAGCATCTTCTGCTGCTCTCCATGCTATAATAGGCTGTATGAATGTAACTAGCACCTCCTCATCAGGATCTAAAGTCTGAGCATTGTACTTAGTTAGTAAGTCATTATAGAATGTAGTACCTAAGATAGGCATGATTCTTAGTTGAGCTTGAGTAGCTAAGTAAGGAGTAACATTGTTTACATCTACATTAGCTGTGATGGGTGTGTTATTCTTTAAGTAGGTTTCTGTTATAAAGTATAGCATCAGATTATTGGTGTTGGTGTATCATTCAATGGAGGCAAAGATGCTAAGGCTCTAATTTCATTTTTAGACATATTCTCAAGTACTTTAGCAGCTACTGCAGGATTCAATGTATTAAGTGCATCATTAGTCTTAGAGGTATCTCCCTCAAGTTCTACTATAGCCTCGTTTATAATTTGATAGTTATTGATTGTGAAATCTGCATCAATCTTAGCTATAAAAAGTAGCTCATTAAAGATGTCAGATACCATGTCTCTCAATGGCATTACTACATTTTTCTCAAATATGATATAAGCCTGCTTAATATCTGAGCCATTACCTAGTGAGCCTGTAGTTCTGATTCCCATAAGGATAGGATCTATAGTGTGACTAAAGCAAATCTGCTCAGTGTTCAGTTGTGATGCTTCTTGAAATAGACTATCATTGCCATTAGTAGGTAATGACTCTATCTTAGGTAATTGGTCTGCTGAGTTTGCAAAGAATGCTACAGCTTTACCTGCATTAGCAGCACCTTTCAATCTATCAATGGTATTTCTTATCATGTTTTTCTCCTCCTCAGACTGAGGTCTTTTAGGAAACATCATAGCAAAGCTAGGGAAAACTGAATTTTGGATATTGCTTTTAGCAAAGTAGCTAAGCTCACCTGATAGGAATGCAAAGTTTAGAGCTGAGGTGTACTGAGGTAATGGATAGAAATCCTGCCCAATACATTCTACCTCATACACAAATAGTTGCTCATAGTCTCTACAGGTAGGAGTATATCTTCTTATCTCCTGTACTCCAATCCTACTAGACCAATCATCACAAATATAGTATCTCTTACGGTCTAAGTTTATTCTAAGTTTCTCAGGTGATAGATTGACTATCTTTGTAAGTTTCATCTTATCATCAAAACATAACTTGAAATATACTCTATTGTGCAGTATTAGTTGCTGAGTTACAGCAGGTACTACTTTTTTAATGTTTAATTTTCTCTCAAGTGTGTATAGCTCTAGCTTATCTTGAGGAGTAAGTCTATCAGCCACGATATTAAATCCACCTCCTACAGCTGCATTCACTTTATACCCTACAATAGAGCCATGTAATGGTGATGAGTAGAATATCTGATTGAGTAGCTCAGGGAATAGGTTATCCTGACCAAATGGAATATATCCATTAGTCTGATTCCTACCATTTACATATGGTAGTGTTAAGTTAGCACCTCCTACTTTAAGGAATGGAGTAGAGAATGATTGATATCCCTCTACTATTTCATGCTTTACTGTTTTAAAAAAGTCTTTTAATGCCATAATTACTCATAAATTGATGATACTATTGGTCCTGATACTACCATCCTGCCCTCTTCAATCACTACTCCTGTAGAGTTAGCAATAGTTGGAGGTGTGATATGTGACTCATAGATGCTATATGTATACTGTCCTTTGATTAGTTCCAAATCTACAGGCTCA